AAGATACTTTTTAAGCGAATATGTTCAACCTGCATCTAAAATGATGGCTCCTGAAGATAGTTTATTGGACATGGTTACTGCTTCTAAAATGAGATTTCGAGAGGATCAAGTAAAGGGTGATAAGGATGCTTTTAATAGAGTACCTGCCCTATATATGAAAGGGGCGTATGTATATGGGTTCCTCGCAGCTGAAAATCCAGAATTCGCACGTCAAGATGCTATTGGAGGTCTACAAAAAAAATCAGAGAAAGATAATGAATTTATTTTATCTAAACCTGATTTAAGTATGGCTGAAAAAGATGCCTTTAAAAGTGCTGTACAAAGTGCTGTGAGAAATAAAGGAAGATTCCCTGACTGGTTTACTAAATTTTATGCGACTGCGAAACCAGGTCCAGATATAGAGAAACCACAAACTATGCTTGAATTTGCGCAACAATTAGTTGAAACTTATGATTTAGGAGTAAAGGACGGTAAGGAAGATAAAACTGTTACTGCTATCAAGGATATACCAATCAATCCTTTCACTACTGTAGCTCCTAGTATTGAACTTAAGAAGCAACTAGATAGTGTTGATGTAGTCACTGCATCTAATTCTAGGGTTATTACTAGTGAAGCTAGACGTGCTGGTGCTACAGGTATGCAGGCTTATAGGCCTATGCTCGACGCTATCGCTTCCGTTGAATCTAGTAATGACACTCAGTTCAATGGTTACGATGCTATGAACACCCTTAGTAATCCAAATGATTTTGGTACTACAACTGGTTCACAAGCATTTAACCGTCCTCTTATAGAAATGACTGTAGGAGAGATTAGAGAAGCCCAGAATAATGGCCAGCTGAATGCTGCTGGTAGGTATCAATTCATTGGTTCTACTTTAGATGATATCTTTGATCGTGATCTAGCGCCTGGTATTAATGATGACTCTTTATTTGATCGAGCTACTCAAGATAAACTAGCTATTGCTTATATCCAATCTACTGTTTCAGAATATAAGAACACCAATGGTGCTGTAATCGAAGGTCTTGGTCATAGGTTCCATGGATTACAAAAGCTACCTAGGACTCAACTTGAGAGTTTAGTTAACCAATGGCAAGGTGCTACTGCTGGTACTGCTTTTGAAGGTGTAGTTGTCAAACCTGATGTACTTAGAAGCTATTCTAGGAGCCGTACTGGTGCATTTGTCTATAAAGATGAACGTCAGTCTTATATCGCTGCTGGTAAAGCATTTGAATCAGCAGGGTTTAGGGTTGGAGAACAGTCTGATTTTGATCCTGTAGATGGTGATCATGCGCCTAACAGTTATCACAACTATAATGAAGCATTTGATATTACCCATCAAAAAGGGGATCGTAAGACCTCTATCGCTAAAACTAAAAGATTA